CTCAAGGTCGGCGCGAACACAGTCACAATCGAAGCCGACAGCACTACCGAGGTCACCGTGCAGTCGCTGAACACGCAGGACAAGTTCACCGGTCAGGTCCCCGCGTCATGGGGAGCGGACGGCCTGTGGAGGTTCAACGAATCCGAACCGGACGCAGACACTTGCCTTGCGGATTCGAGCGGCAAGAATAGGAAAGCATCCATCAACAAGTGGAGTGGAACAACAGCAAGCCTGCAGACAGGACACCTCGGGCGTTCCTTCCGCATAAACATCAACAACCCGTCGACCGAGCAAACATACCTGAAGGTCAGCAACGACGGCACGATGTTCTCAAATATCGGCAAGACTATTGTTGTCGGCGGATGGTTCATGCCAACGACCTACTCGGTCGGGAACACCTTCTGCCCGCTGCTCAACACCCGGCAGGGAACCGGCAACCCGATATTCTACCTGTCGCTTCACTCCGGGAAACCGCGGCTCATGCTGTACAACTCGTCCGGGACGCTGATCCTCGATCAGGATTTCACGCCGAGCTTCACGCTGACCAACGGCCTGTGGTATTTCATCTCGGCGATCATCAAGCCGGACGATCACACAGCGCAGTATGTCCTCGGCAGCAGAAGCTCCGGCGAAGTATGGGTATCGGACGCGGTCAGCTTCACAGACGAACTCAACCGCTCCTGCACAGCAGACCTCATCTGGGGCATGCACGCGGAATCGTACTGGTACGCGGGCAACTTCGACGACTGGTTCCTGAACTGCGACTCAGGTCTTACAGCAGACGACATTGCGCTCTGGTTTCAGGAATCCCTGACCTGCAACGCCGCGGATTCCACCGCGGATGTGGACGGGCTGGCGACAGCTGATGCTGTCACGCTCAAAGCGACGGATTCCGTCTACGCCACAAGCGGCTACCTCACAACCGCCGCCGTGGAATATGGAATAACCGGAAAATGCTATGTCTCTCTGACCGCTGATACGCCGACGGGAACAAGCGTCTCCATCGAAACCTCCACTTCGGATGATTTATCGACATGGAGCGACTGGGCGACACTTGGCACGGACAACACCGTGCAGTCGGATTCCGCGAAGTACATCAAATTCAGAGTGACGCTGACAACAACAGATTCATCGGTAACGCCAACGGTAAAAAGCATCGCGCTCTCGACGCCCGGCGAATCCGCGTTCAAGAAACTGACCATTCAGGCCCGCAGCAGATGGAGGTGATTCTGTGGCTGCTGAAAAGAAACTACTGGCCGTTCTCGATCTGAACGGCGAACAGGAGGCCGTGCTCGAAAACGCCTACGACGTTATCATCACTGGAGAGATAAACGGCATCGATACCTTGGAGTTCAGCCTGCCTTTCCGGGATGAGAAGCGCAAATATCTCGAGAACGAGAAGCAGGTTAAGGTCGGTGATGACAGTTACCGCATCCGAACGATCACGGACGAGAAGAACGAGCAAGGCACGGCGATTACCTCTGTCTATGCTGAGGCGGCGTTCTATGACCTGGGATTCTCTACAAAGAAAGCCGAGATCACCTTCAACGCGGATACCGCCGACGTGCCGATGGCGTACGCGCTGCAGGACACCGGCTGGATAGTCGGAACCGTCAACAAACGGACCAAGCGCACCTGGACATGTCAGGAGAAAAACGCGCTCGCGATTCTGCGAAAGGTGCAGGATCTGCATGGAGGAGACCTGATTTTCGACAACGCGAACAAGACCGTGAGCCTGCTGACCTTCAGCGGCACGGATTCCGGCGCGCTATTCTGCTACAAGAAGAACATGAAGTCCATCAAGCGCGTCATCGATACACAGAGCCTGATCACCCGGCTCTACGCCTACGGCAAGGACGGCATGACGTTCGCGTCCATCAACGGCGGAAAGGAATATGTCGAGGACACCACCTACACCAATGAAATCCGGGTATCGACGCTCGACTGCTCGAATTTCACGAACCCTTACCAGATGCTCGAATACGCTGAAATGCGGCTTGCCGACTACGCCGCGCCGAGGATTTCCTATGTCCTGAACGCGATGGATCTGTCCGTGCTGACAGGCTATGAGCACGAGTCCTGGAAGCTTGGCGACATCGTGACGGTCAGGGACGACGAGCTGAACATCAGCGTCAAAACCAGAATCGTACGCCGGGAATACAATCTGCTCGAGCCGTGGAATACAGTGCTCGAATTATCTACGACTTTGCGGGAACTCGGCGATTCCTCCTCGCAGTGGGACGCGGCGGCGGATATGCTCTCCGGCGCAGATCTGGTGGACAGTCAGGAGATGAAAGACCTCGTGCCGTTCAATCACCTGCGCAATTCCCGCGCCGACAGCGGACTCAATTACTGGGAGAACTCCGGCTTCGAGGTCGATTCCGAGAACGGCGTATCCGGAACAGCCTCCTTCAAATGCGAAGGCGCACTGAACACAACGAAAAGCCTGACGCAGACTGTTACTCCTGCAAATCGCGACAGCTATACCTTCTCCTGCCAGATAGCGTCCGAGGACTTGAATATGGGCGACAACGGGCAGGTCGGCGTCGAAGTCACCTTCGAGTACGAGGACGGGACCACGGAGACACGGTTCATTGATCTGATTTAAGGAGACGGATATGGCGAGCTTTACACATGTAGGACAGGCGGTCTCGCCGCAAAACGGGCGCGTGAAGAAAATACGCATCCGCGTCTGCGTGACCGACTGCACCGGAACAATCTACATCACGGACATGTTTCTGCAGGGCGGCTCCATCGCGACCGGCTGGGTGGGACACGTCAGCGAAATCCAGTGGACGCAGGACGGTGATTAAATGCCAATCTTTACGAGATTCACGGAGACAATCGACAAGAAGGAAAAGAAACGCATTGTGAACGTCACTGTCAAGCCCGTGGTCACCGACTGCACTGGAACCATATGGTTCACTGATCTCATGCTGCAGGAAGGCGCGATGCTCTCCGGATACGTCATCAACACCGAGACTGTGCAGAAGAAGTACGCGACCGGCGACGAATACGCCGTCACGGGTAAACGCTTCTTCAACGGCATCGTCCGCGGCAGCGCGACATGCATCATCTTCAACCTCGGTAAGACCTCAACCGGACTCGACTGGAAGGTTTACCCGAACCAGAACATGAAGTCCGGGAGCGTTTCCCTCGCCCTCGGTGCCGGAGCGCACAAAGTAACCTTTACGGATGCCGCAAGCGCAGGTGATGAACTGCAGCTTCTCGCATCAACCCGGCAGTGCCTGAAAAACGGCTTGGCGACTGACAAGGACGGATTCTTCCAGTACTCCGCAGCCGGAGACAGCAAGCATCCTGTCACGGTCGAGGAGAAGAAATCGGCGAGGCTGTATGTGGAGTTTCAGGAGACTGAGGATGGTGATGTGATATGAGTCTGGATATTCTCAAAGGCCGCAAGTGCATGGTCTGGACGTTCATGGGAAATGCCCGCATGTACACCGCGTTGAAGAATTACGGAGACCGCCTCTCGCAGGTAGGTCTCTTTTCTTTTAAGGTCGACGCGACCGGGACGATAACCGAAACCGGCGTGGCCATCAGTGACATGCTGACCTACATCAACAAGTACCCGCACATCACATGGCTGCTCACCGTCCGCAACGACGGTACATCGAGCGTGTTCACAGCCCTTCGCGAGAACACCGACGGAGCGCAGGACAAGTTCCTCACTGAGCTCGTCCGAATCATGGAGAAATATCCGTGGTGCGCGGGAGTCGACATCGACCTCGAGCGCGGCGGCGACTATTACACGCACGCCAAATCCACGGCGATGTTCCGCAACATCTGGAACACGGTCAAAGCATATGACAATTCGAAGAAGGTCAACATCTGCCTGCCCGGCATGAACTCCGTCAACGGCTCGGTCGGCGGCGAGAACTGGTGCGTATACGCCGATCTGAATCCATACTGCGACACAGCGGCCATAATGAGCTATGGAATGGCGTGGGCAGGGAGCGCTCCCGGTCCGGTTTCTCCGAAGGACTGGCTCGACGGGATCTACGACTACGCTGTCAAGGCGATGACACCGGAGAAGGTGTTCATGGGACTCCCCGCATACGGCTGGAACTGGCAGATCTACGATGCGCCGGAGAACCTCGGCAACACATACCGCGGCGTATCGAACACCTACTACGCGGCGAAGAACTGGATGACAGGCAAGTACAACTTCACCGACGACTCAGCTCCACAGCCGTTCATCCCGATCCTCGCGTACTGGGACGACTACAACAAGGTGCCGTACGCCTTCCCGCAGGTCTACGATTTCGCGGAAGGTCAGGACGCAAGCAGCTACGAGTACCCGCTGATGACCGGAACCTACAACCGCAGGCGTTATCTCACTGCCTACAGCAAAACGCAGAAGACCTCGTTCGGAACAATCTACGTGGATCATGACGGAACGCCGGACAGCTGCACAGGCATCGTCTCCTCGGAGAACGGGATCGCGGTCATGGGCGACGCGGGAGAAGCAACATACTCCTTTTCCGTATCAAGCGCCGGAACATATGACATTGCCGTCCGGCTCTGCTATCCCTTCTGGGACAAGAACGGGATCTATGTATCGGTTGACGGCAGCCAGAAGCATTTCACCGAGTCGCGGCTCTGGTGGCCGTACTGGCGCAGCACCTTCTGGGCTTCGCTTGCGGACGGCATCAGCCTGTCAGCCGGAACACACACCATCACGGTGTCGGTCGACGTCAAGGGCGTGCAGTTCTATGGTTTCTGCGTCTGCTCGAATTTCAGTGAGGAGCCGTCCGCCGGTTCTGCTTCGTTTACCCTTTCTCCGCGGCACTTCATTGATGTGGACGGGAACGAGTGCCAGCCGGACAAGGGCTTCAAGCTCACCTGCGAAATGCTGAGAAGGAAACCCGACTCCGCGCTCATCTGGTACGAGGACTTCGAGGACTACGGCATGCTCGAAACGAACTACTGGCAGACCATTTCCGGCTCATGGAAGGTCTGGCGATCGGACGAGTATTCCGAATCCCGAGTGTATTCGCAGCTTGACGGCAGTGGCAAATTCGCATGGAACTACGACGGATTCAAAGACGTCCACCTCCGAGCGCGGCTTGCCTTTCCCGCGGGAAGCACCGGCAAGGCGGGAGTCTTCTGCGGCAGTCTTTTCTGTTGCCTGAACTACGATTCTCAGGCTGTGGAGCTGTGGAACGGAAGCACGAGGCTCGGAAGCTACTCGCAGTCGATTCAACAGACGCCATCATCGGATATTCGCACTGATCCGACCACCTACACCATCGAGATGCGGATTCGCGGCAGCAACGTGCGCGTCTATTCCGGCGCGTCCAATACGCTCTGTTTCACGGCGACGGTCAGTGGATTCAGCGGAGGAACCGCCGGATACCAGTCAGACAACCGCACGATCTGCGAACTGCTCCGCATGGGCGACGCGTGGACGTATGAGCCGTACGAACGCTTCGACGTTACCTTTCCGGACGGCAGCGTTACGCAATACGGCAGAATCAGTCGGAGCAACTGCACATGGGACGACGAATTCCAGGTGTTCACGCTGACATCGAATATTGAGGAATCCACGACAAGAAGCGAATCCATCTCGATGGACTACGAGTTCTACCACTCGGCACAGCTCGATCTTGAATGCGGGAACGACTACACAGTGATGATCACGCCGAAGGACATCGACATCTGGATCTCGCGCTTGTTCCTTGGTGACGCGGACGGATTCTCGATTCTTTATTATCAGGACGTGGATTCGCTCGTCTACTGGGCGAATCAGGCCGCGTACCACTGGAACCTGCGCGGCATCGCAATATGGTCGCTCGGACAGGAAGATTTAAGGCTCTGGGAGGCATTACCAAAGCAAACGGATAGCTCATAACTTCATAAATCACGCAGTTTTTTAAGGCTGTCAGCATTATGCTGGCGGCCTTTCATTTTGTTCAAAATCAAAGGAGGGACATTTTGATGAAGGAATTCTGGACCACCATACAGTTCATTTTCGCGGCCATCGGAGGATGGCTCGGCTACTTCTTAGGCGGCTGCGACGGCCTGTTGATCGCGCTGATCATCTTCGTGGTCTGCGACTACATCACCGGCGTGCTCTGCGCCATCGCGGACAAAAAGCTCTCGTCAGCTGTTGGATTCAAGGGAATCTGCAGAAAGGTTCTGATCTTCATTCTGGTCGGCATCGCCAACATCCTCGACATCCATGTGCTCGGACACGAAGGCGTGTTGAGAACCGCGATCATATTCTTTTACATTTCGAATGAAGGCTTATCACTCACCGAGAACGCCGCGCATCTCGGGCTTCCGATTCCCGGCAAGCTCAAGGATGTGCTCGAACAGCTTCACAACAGAAACGACAAGGAGGAACAGTAATGGCATACAAAGGCATCGACGTATCGGTCTGGCAGGGAAACATCGACTTCAATAAAGTCAAAGCCGCCGGTATTGATTTTGTGATTATCCGCGCCGGATACGGCAACGGGAACAAGGATAAATGGTTCGATGAGAACTACCGGAAGGCGAAGGCCGTCGGGCTCCACATCGGCGCATACTGGTATTCATACGCCACATCCGCTGACGGTGCGAAGCAGGAGGCGCAATCCTGCGCCAAGATCCTCTCTGGCAAGCAGCTCGACTATCCGGTCTACTTCGACATCGAGGAGAAATCCCAGCTCGCGCGCGGGAAGAATTTCTGCTCAAGTCTCATCACGGCATTCTGCACAGAACTCGAGCGTCTCGGTTATTACGCGGGATTCTACACCTCGCTCTCAAGCCTGAACTCCGTGGTTTCGGACGCGGTGAAGAAACGCTTCACCGTCTGGGTGGCGCAATGGTCGAACAAGTGCAGCTACTCCGGCAGCTACGGCGTCTGGCAGTATTCGTCCAAGGGTAAGGTCAATGGCATCAGCGGAAACGTCGACATGGACTACTCCTACATCGACTTCCCGTCGGCAATCAAAAACGGCGGATTCAACGGCTATGGCAAGAGCGCAGCGTCCACCAGCACGGCGACAGCAAAGAAATCCGTGGACGAGATTGCTTCTGAAGTCATCGCCGGGAAATGGGGCAATGGCTCTGACCGCAAGAACCGCCTGACCTCCTCCGGGTACGACTACAACGCTGTGCAGGCCAAGGTCAACGAGAAGCTCGGCGCTTCCAGCAAGAAATCGACTGCGACTTACTACACAGTTCAGCGCGGCGACACGCTTTCCGGCATCGCCAAGAAGTACGGCACGACCGTCTCCGCAATTCAGAAGCTGAACAGCTCGCTTATCAAGAACGTGAACCTCATCCAGGTCGGATGGCGGATTCGCGTGAAATAACCACATCACCTCGCTGGCCCACTGGCTTTCCCTTATCCGGGATTGCCGGTGGGCTTTTTCTGTTTCTGAACTTTTTCTTCGGAACACCCCATCAAAACCGCCTCCAGATGTCCGTATTGTGAAGGAGGCGAACAGCCGTGACAGAAGAACAGAAGAAGGAAATCATCACCCTCCGTCGAAATGGGGACAGCTACAGGCAGATTGCGGACAAGCTCAATCTCACGAAGAACCAGGTTGTCTCCTTCTGCAGACGCAGCGGACTTATCGAATCAAAGACACGTCAGCCGTATCGCACCGAACCCGATGTCAACAGCGACCCTGACCATTGCAGGAATTGCGGCGCTCACATCACCCAGCAGCCAGGCAGAAAACCAGTCCTGTTCTGCTCCGACAGATGCTGCCAGGACTGGTGGAACCACCACCCCGAGAAAGTCCATCGCAGACCCGGAGCAATCTACCATTTCACATGCGCCCACTGCGGGAAGGCATTCACCGCCTACGGCAACCAGCATCGCAAATACTGCTGCCACGCCTGCTACATCGCCGACCGGTTCAAGGGAGGCGACTGTAATGAGTGACGAGCAGTTCGAACGGGAGAAGCTCTACCAGGCAAGCATGGAGATGTTCCGGATGATGCTTGAAAACGGGCTCATCACTGAGGATGAGTACATGGTCATTGACACCAGAATGAAGGAGAAATACACGCCGATAATCGGCACATTATTATCCCCGTAACGCTTGCTATGTGTCTGAAACAGAGTGATAGATAGACAAGACGAAAGTCTAATGGTGCAAAGTCAAGGGGGTGAGAGCAAATGGGACGGATAAAAAGGCCGCCAAAAATGTACTGGATGCTGTAAGAGGGCAATACCATACAAAGCCCTGTCCTTGTGATTTCAAAAAAGCAGGGCCGTTTCACCAGTGAAGCCTGCGCTTAATACTTCTCCGGCGGAATGTACAGGCGGTTGTCCTTCAGCAGTCGAAAGACCAACCGAACGAGTTTTCTGGCAGTGAAAGCGAGTGCGCGTTTGTGCTGGAACTTGTTGACCTCTTTAAATTTGAGGTCATAGTAGCGCCGAAACTCCGAGTCGCATCTTCTCATAGAGTTGGCGGCTTCCAGTAGGTAGTAGCGGAGGAACCGGTTGCCGGACTTAATTAGATGGGTATCCTGCGCTTCATAATCGCCGGACTGGTGCTGAGACCAGACAAGGCCGGCGTATTTGGCGAGGGACGCCTGGGATTGAAAGCGGTGAATGTCGCCCACCTCCGCAATGATACCAGCGGAGTACACTTTGCCGATGCCTGGAACGGAGGTCAGCGTGTTGGGAATGATCTTGAATTGCTGTGTGATGGCCTTGTCGAGCGTCTTGATCTGGCTTTCCAAAGCGCGCATGGCAGCGATGGAAACCGACATCGCCTGGTTGACAGAATCGTTCACGTTTTTGGGCAGGCGGTAGGAACCTCTGGCGGCGGCTTGCACAGCTTTTGCGGTAGCTGCCGGGTCGGCAAATTTTCCATGACCCGACTTGGAAATAAAAGCGGTCAGTTCATCAAGGTCGGCATAGGCCAACTGGTCCGCCGTTTCAAAATGTTCCATCAGGGCAATGGTGGTGGCGCTGGTATTTTGGGAAAGAGCTTTTCCCTGAGCCAGCCCAGAGCACTTGAGAAACAGGTGATTCGCAAAGCGCTGCTTTTCCCGCGACAGATTCTGTACAGCGTAAAAACGTGCTCTGGTCAAGGTTTGCAGCGCTTTGTAGCGGTAATCATCCATGTAGACCTCCGGGGCAATTCTGCCGAATCTGAGATGGTCGGCGATCACGAAGGCGTCCACAAAATCGTTCTTGGGCAGGTCGGGATAAGCTTCCTTGAACTTTCTGACCTGCTTGGGATTGAGAATGTGAATCTTACGTTGAAACCGGCCCAGCCTGCCGTCTTCCCGGAGCGCATACACCAGACTGTCACCGTAGATAGAAGTGGCTTCGAGGCCAATCACCACGTCATTGAGCCGCATCGCGGTAAGTGCCGATACAATTCTCCCCGACATCAGTTTAGCACCTCCGCGATTGTTCTGCACGGAAAAACTGCTGTGTTTGGTGCCGTCCGGTTTCATAAGATAGGCAACATTGTTTTTGCTGCTCACGTCAATGCCAACGTAAAGTGGATTCAAAAATATCACCTCCCCGCAGTGGAATTTTCAGGTCGGCAGGCTTTCAGATACCCATGATAACCGGAGCATCAGCAACCTCGCGTATTAGAATCACTCCGGAGAAGGCCAATGCGATATTCCTCACTGCTAAAAGGGCGGCCGTGTTTCCGGCAAACAGCTAATGAGTTTGCAGCTAACTTCCGGCTCAGGGGGACTGACTTTCCGTGAAGCAGCCCTTCGGCTCAACAAGGAGTGAAAGAGCTTATCCCTGCCGACCTGACAGCATTATATCACGGGTATCTCAAAACCTGCTGATCAACAAACAAGTGAACGAAGCAGACTCACTTAAAACTGTCTGCAAAACTTATTATACGAGGAGTGATACAATGCCGAAAATCACGAAAATCGAGCCTGAAATCAAGGCTCTTCCCCAGCGAAAGAAGGTCGCCGCATACGCGCGCGTGAGCATGGAGACCGAGAAGCTGCACCACTCGCTTTCCGCACAGGTCAGCTATTACTCGGCTCTCATCCAGAAGAATCCGGAATGGGAGTACGCGGGTGTCTACGCCGACGAAGGAATAAGCGGCACCAGTACAGTGAAGCGCCCCGAGTTCCAGAGAATGCTCGCAGACTGCGAAGCCGGTAAGATTGACATCATCCTCACCAAGAGCATCAGCCGGTTCGCCAGAAACACGGTCGACCTTCTGGAAACCGTCCGGCATCTGAAGGAGCTGGGCATCGAGGTGCGGTTCGAGAAGGAGCACATCAATTCCCTCTCTGGCGACGGCGAGGTCATGCTCACTCTGCTTGCCTCGTTCGCGCAGAGCGAGTCGGAAAGCATCTCCACGAACGTGAAATGGGGAATCAGGAAACGCATGCAGGCTGGAATGCCGGACGCATGCGGACATTTCCAGATCTACGGCTACCGGTGGGAAGGCGACACCCTTGTCCCTGTTCCAGAGGAGGCAGCCGTTGTGCGCCGCATCTTCCAGAACTTCCTTGACGGGAAGTCGAGGCTTGAAACCGAGAGGGAGCTTGCCGCCGAAGGAATCACCACACGGCAGGGATGCCGGTGGGAGGATTCCAACATCAAGAAGATACTCGAGAACATCACCTACACGGGGAACATGCTCTTCCAGAAGGAATTCACCAGCGACCCGATCGAAAAGCACAGGCGGAAGAACCGAGGCGAACTGCCACAGTACTACGTGGAAGACACGCACGAAGCAATTATCAGCAAGGAGACATTCGACTACGTCCAGTCAGAAATGGCAAGGCGCAGAGAACTCGGCTGCTTCGCCAACAAGGCACTCACATTGAACTGCTTCTCCACAAGAATCAAATGCGGCAGGTGCGGCAGAAGCTTTGTCCGCTCAACACGCAGAAACCGCGCGAAGATGAGCCGACTCGGCGAGAAGTACACGTTCTGGACATGCACCACCCACAAGAAGAACAACTGCCCGGTGTGCGACACCGGAATCATCCGGGAGGACGTCCTGAAAGAGGAATGCGCCAAAGTGCTCGGCATACCGGAATTCGACGAGGACGTGTTTTCCGAACGGGTAAGGCGGATAACCATCCCCGAAGCCGGAACCATGCTCTTCGAATTCATCGACGGCAGCGAACTTGAACACCACTGGGAACGAAACGCGAAGAAGGAAAGCTGGACGCCGGAATGCCGCAAACGCGCATCCGACTACAGGAGAACGCATCCGGTCACGCGGGACGACATCACCTGCTTCACCACGAAGATCCGCTGCGAGCACTGCGGCTGCAACTACAGAAAGCAGACACAGGTGATGGCAGACGGTCACAGAAACGCCTACTGGAGATGCGCCGACAGAAAAAGATGCACAGTCAAAGGCCTGCGCGACGACCACATCCGGGAGATTGCCGCAGAAGTCCTCGGGCTCGAAGCCTTCGACGAGAACGTTTTCCTTGAAAGAGTCGACCACATCTCCGTCAGAGACGGAACGCACCTGACCTTCCATTTCACAGACGGAACGACCACAGTACGCGAATACGAGTATCGGAAGGAAGGCCGAACCTGGTCGGACGAGCATAAGGAGCAGATAAGCCGCATCATGAAAAGCAAGGTGACGCCCGAATCGCGGGAGGAAGCAAGCAGACAAATGAAGCGGATAAGGAGCGAGAAGAAATGGTGAAGCAGAAGAAAGTAACAACTATTCCGGCATCCAGAACGCGCTTCACATCCACTCCCATCACCGAAAAGAAGAAACGCCGTGTCGCCGGATACGCGCGCGTCTCAACCGATCATGACGACCAGTTCACCAGCTACGAGGCGCAGATAGACTACTACACCACCTACATCAAGTCACGTGACGACTGGGAGTTCGTGAAGGTCTACACAGACGAGGGAATCAGCGGAACCGGCATCAGGAAACGCCTCGGATTCCAATCGATGATCGAGGACGCCCTCAACGGCAAAATCGACCTCATCATCACCAAGAGCGTCAGCCGCTTCGCCCGGAACACCGTCGACAGTCTCACCACCATCCGCAAGCTCAAGGAGAACGGCGTCGAATGCTACTTCGAGAAGGAGAACATCTGGACGTTCGACGGCAAGGGCGAACTTCTCATCACCATTATGAGCAGCCTCGCCCAGGAGGAGTCACGGTCGATTTCTGAAAACTGTACGTGGGGACAACGCAAGCGGTTCGCAGACGGCAAGGTCACCGTGCCGTTCAAACGGTTCCTCGGCTACGACCGCGGCCCGAACGGCGAGCTGGTCGTCAACCCGGAGGAGGCCGAAACCGTCAGGCGCATCTACCGGCTCTTCCTGCAGGGAATGACCTACAACGGCATCGCCAGCCAACTCACCTCCTACGGCATCAAGACGCCCGGCGGCAAGGACAAGTGGAACGTCAGCACAGTCAAATCGATCCTCAGCAACGAGAAGTACAAGGGCGACGCGCTCCTGCAGAAGACATACATCAGCGACTACCTCACCAAGAAGCCGAAGGTCAACGAAGGCGAGATTCCGCAGTACTACGTGGAAGGTGACCATGAGGCAATCATCCCGCCGGAGACGTTTGACATGGCGCAGCGCGAAATGGAGCGTCGCGGCAGGGGCAGGAACTACCACAGCGGAGTCCACGCCTTCTCCAGCAGAATCAGATGCGGCCAGTGCGGCTCCTTCTACGGCTCGAAGGTCTGGCATTCCAACAGCAAATACCGGAAGACCATCTGGCGCTGCAATCACAAGTACGACGGGGACAGCAGATGCTCCACACACGCGCTGACGGACGACGACGTGAAGACCACCTTCTTGTCTGCAGCGAACAAGCTGCTTGAAACGAAAACGGAGGTAATCGCCAACGGGCAGGAAATGCTCAGCCTCCTCCTCAACACGGACGAACTGGAAAGTGAGCGCGACCGGCTCATTGAGGAGGCTCAGATTGTCGCGGATGCGGTTCAGCAGAACATTACCGAGAACGCCCGCACAGCTCTCGACCAGACCGACTACCAGAAGCGATACGACGAGCTCTCCGCACGCTACGACAAGCTCAAGGAACGCATCGACGAACTGGATGGAAAAATTCACGAGACACAGTCAAGGAAGGCTGGCGTCGAGGACTTCCTGGACGCATTCGAAAAAACTCCCGACAGCCTGACAGAATTCTCAATAGACGCCTTCAACAGCCTCGTCGACCACCTCACCGTCTATGGCAGGGACGACATCCGCTTCACCTTCCGCAACGGACAGGAAATCAAGGCATAAGAAAACAGCCCGACAGCCAGTGAACGATACTGGAGGTCGGGCTGTTTCTTTGTCTGTAGAATAATCTGTTAACGGATGAACTTATTCTCCGAATCCGTTGTCTCAACAATCACATCCATATTCAAAAGGTTTCGCGCTATTCATCAGGGGGTTTCCTTCTTCACCGAAGGGTTTCTTACAGACGTACAGGGGTTTCCTCTCCGGCTCAGGCAAACTTGATTTGTATCCAATTTTGCGTCTTGTTTTCCAGCAGGTGCAGGTCCTCGGGATTCATAGGACTGCGTGTGGCTTTCTGGGGCGTATCCAAAAAATAGGGCATTTTTGTGCGCAGAC